CGTCTCCTCAGGATTCTGGCCTACGTCGCCATTCACGTCGCACAACTTGCCCTTGAGCGTCGCGGCGCTCACGACCGTAAGTTTCATCCACGAGACGGACAAGCCTCCCCCGCCCCCGCCGCCCGGCTCGCGCAATTCCGGGCGAAGCGAAATCGAAACCAGCGATTCGCTCTCCACCACGTCAATGCCGCCGCGCCCCACAAAGCGACGCGCAACCAGAGCTTTCAGCTTGCGGGCAAGGGCGGCACTCAGTAGCGCGACATCGGCCATGCACCGTCACCCGCCAATGTTGTTGAAATCGGCGTAAGGGTACTTCTGGAACGCCTTGTACACCGGCCCCGTGGCAAGCGTGCCGTCGAAGTTAAGCCACTGCGGCTGAGTGAATTTCTGGAATGCCCCCTTCTCGCCGGTATCGGGATCGATCGGATACCCGCCGTTGGGAACCAGCTTGTTATCCTCAATGTGCGAGTAACCCTTGTGCGGTCGGACTTCGTGCCAGCCCGGCCAGGTATCGCCCATGACGGTAACGGGCGGACGGTACGCGAAACGCATCTGGCAGCGGAAGAGCATCGAAAGCAACGTACCGTAGCCCCATTGCTCTTCGATCATCGGGGCCTCGGCGAGAAGGCAACCCGCCTCTTTCCCGCGATAGGGTGCGATATTGACACACCCGGCGAACGGCATCAAGGCCGCTTCCGCCGCTTCGCGATTCGCGAAGAATTGCAGCCACTCCCGAACCAGTACGCTTTCCGGCACGAGCCGCTGACTCAGCGGCACAAACGGCTCGCCCACCGCGTTGACGATCGGCTGACCGTTGTAATCGAACTCGCACTCCACCGACACCAGCGCCGTTTCGGTTCGCCACAACGGCGCGGGCGCGAAGTGCGTATAGGTGAAAACCGCCTCGATTTCGTACAGACCGGTCCCGCCTGTCGGAGCGGCGCGCAATTCCCGGTGATTGAGCGCCTGACACGCCAGGTAATCATCCGGCTGGTTGCCGTTGTGATCCACATACGGCGCACCGATGAATACCCCCTCATCGCGCAGAACGTCATAAGCCGCCGCCGCGCTGCCGGCGATAATCGACCACGCCAGCGTGTACACCGGGCCGGTTCTGTCTTTTCCGCCGCCTTGCGTAGCCCGCGACGGCAGAATCGTCGGCAGCGTCATGGCTCAATTCCCAACCACACCGATGTTGGTCCGTTCCATCCAGGTGTGAATAGCATCCAACGTCTCGGCCTGAGCCGCCGCCCACTTGACCAGCTCGCGTTGCAACGCGATATCGTCCTGCTCCGCGCGCCGCTGAGCTTCGCCCACGGCACCCACGGCCCACGGCGTTATCTCGCCGACATCCACCACGCCGCTGCGGCCCATGCGCCCTTCTTCGCGCTGGTAGAGCGCCACGCGCAGCTTGCGCCGGGCCTCCTTATCCCGTTCCCGCATCTCGCGGATGCGCTCGTTTTCGTCGGCTCGCGCACGGCGTTCCTGTTCGTCGCGTCGCCGTTGCTCTTCGTTTTTGGCGGACTGCCGCTCGTAGTCGCGCCGCTCGGCTTCCCGTTCTTCGGCCCGTTCAAGCTCGGCCAGATACTCCAGTTCTTCCGCACTCTTGGCCTCTGCCCTGCGGCGCTCGTAACGCCGTCGAATCTCGACGATCTCCGCGGCGTACTCACGCTCTCGCAAACGCAACCGCTTGGTCTCAAGCTCGGCTTGCATGTCCAACAGCGATTCAGCATTCCGCTTGGCTTCCGCCTGCTCCGCCTCGTGGGCCTTTACCAAGGCTCTGTAGTTCTCGTCGTTTCGCTTCTCCAAGGGCTCATTGCGCGCCGCCCGCTCCTCCCTGTCGATTCGCGCAAGTTTTTCCGCCAGAATACCCTTCTGAATCTGGCGCGCCGCTGTAAATTCGGCTATTGCCGCCGCGTCGGCGCTGCCCATGTCAAAGAGCGGTACGTTATTCTCAAACTCCTCCTGCGCCTCGCGTCGGCGACGATCAAACTCATTCTCGCGAAGCGCCACCAAGTCGCGTTCCGCTTTTGCTACTGCGTTATAGCCGCGCACCCTCGCATCGAAGATATCGCTCTCGCGTTTAGCCGCCGCCGCCGAGCCGGTCAGGGCACTGCCGATGTCAACTATGCCTTTCGCAACAGACCCCAGAATCGGAATGGACTCCACAAGGCGCATCTGGAATTCGCCCCAGCCAACATTGCTGTCGTGCAGGTCCAAAGAGAGGGATTTCAACTCTGCGCCGATCCCCTTAATCATTTCTGCAACCGCAGTCGCCGCAACCCCCACCGCGCCGCCCCGCAAGAGCATTCTCAAGCCCCGAGCGTTCTCCCCGCTCAAGGTCTCGGTGGCAAAGCCCAACAAGCCGCCCTTGCCGCCGGACTTGCCGGCCGAATCGGTGTCCCGCCGAAACCTCTTAACGTTCTCGGCCGCGCCCCGGAACGCCGCGTCCGTTTCGTTACGCGCCCGGATGACAACATCAATCGTCTTGTCAGCCACGGGATGCGGCCCTCATGCCGGCCTGATCGGCCCAGACCGCCAGCACCGCGTCAACCAGAATACGCGGCTGATCCAGCCAGCCGCCCCCGGTCGGCCAGAAACCGCGTTCGGCGAACTCGGCCGCCAACAACGCACTGCTTACGTCGTCACCGGCCACTACGGATTGATCCAACATACGCAAGCCTTCCTGACCACACGCCGCGCAACCAGCCCCACCGCAAAGGTCGCACGTTACGCAGTAATCACCGCCGCTTCGGCCGCCGGAACTGTACTGGAGTCCGACGGCCGTGCGGAGTTTTTTCGGTCGGTCTCGCTCAACAGAACGGCCGTCAACATGGCGTAGGGCAACTCCAGGACTTCGTAGTACGTCAGGGCGTCCTCGATCCGATCCAGATCGAACGCCAGAGCCTCGCCCGGCGAGCCGACGTTGCGCCAGCCAACCAGTCCGAGACCGGCCGTCACAATCGCCAGAGTCACGCGCTCTTCATCCGAATCGGAAGCTTCCATCTTCGACAGATTCGCCCGCGCTTGGCGCACCTGCCGACAAGTCAGGAAGCGCGTCACAAACGTCGGTCGCACAGCCGCTTCCCGGTTCGCGTCGCTCTTGAGGCTGAATTCCGTCGTTTCGTTCGGGTCCAACGCGATCAATGCCAGTCTCCTGATACAGTACCCACCAACGCCAAACCTCTTCGTCCGTCGCCGATTCCCAACCGCCGCGGGTCACCAAGAGTTTGCGTATCTCAGTCGTTGTCATAGCACACCTCACGCCGCCGCGAACGTCAATTCGTCATCGCCGTTGCTGGCGTTACACTGCATCGTCAGGTCATGCAGTTTCTTGCCGCCGCGGTCGCCGGTCGGAATCGCCACGCGCTGCAACTTCGGAGCCTCAATCGTCAAGGTGTTCGCGCCGGAAGTCAGACGGCAATACAAGGCGTGCTCGGTACCGGCCGTCAACAGCCCGTAGTTATCGAGGTCCGTAACCAACCGCGCCTCAGTATCCATCGCAACCGTGGGCGTTCTCTCCGACACATAGAAGTAGCCGAGTCCGCTTGCCTTCGTCACGTCCTCCACGGCCGCAACGGTATTGCCAAGATCGATTACAATCCGGTTTACACGCGGCGGCACCGCCCCGCCCAGCGTCAGCGTCGCGCCCTTCATTACCCACGGGAAGGTAGATAGCGGGGCCTGCGCCGGAAGCGTGGCATTGGCCGCCGTCTGCCAGATTCCATCCCAGGTCCAGTTCGCGAGCGCAGGCTTGCCGTCCTCCAACTCCACAACGCACGTTCCGGCACAACCGGCCAGCGCCGTTACCATCCCGTCCTGCCAGAGCTTGAAGCCCCACGTTTTCCGGCTACTCATGCTACTAATCGGAGCCCCCCCCGAATACGCGGCTCCCGTCAGCATATCCATAAACTTGTCGCCGTAGCGGATATGCTGCCGAAACGTCAGCCGTCCGGCCAGAATGCCCGGCACGGCCGTAACGTGACCGAGATACTGACCGAGCGGTTGACGCCTGCCGCCTTCAATCCAGTCCGTCGGCTCCATCTTGGCGTCGAAAATCGCCGTATTGGCCAGCGGAACCGTGATTGTCGGCAACGTGCCAGGGTCAGCCTCTTCCCCCCCGCCCAAAAGCGACCGCCGGGTCAACAGCGGATTAAGCGGTTCGGCCATGTCTAAATTCTCCTATGCACTCAGCTTCTTACGCGACCACGTCGGCAAGTCCGTCACGGTCAACGCGGAGATGATCGTTCCATACGCATACGGGTTGCCGTAGTCGTGCATGTACTCGACCTCGAAGACCACCGCACACCAGTACACGTTTTGATCGTCCAGAATCGGAGCGGCGCTGCGTTCCGTCAGCCGCGCCGGTTTGTGCAATAGCTGCACACCGCTGGGAGCCGGTTCGACAAACATATGATCGGCCAGCACCGCAGATTCAATCGCGGCCACGAAAGCGTTGTGGGCATACATCGTGTTTTGGTCGATTGCCTCAACCTGCGCCAGCAAAACCCCAACGCCAAGCTCAAGGGTGTTCTCGGTGTAGCCCAAACCGGATTCATCGTGGCGCACCGTCTCGTCACCGACCTGGACAATCGCATCGCCCGCCGCAGTCTGGACTCCGCGCATGTCGAAACGGAACACGTTGCCGATTGACGACACGCCGTCAATCAACTGGCAGAACCGTATCTCGATTCGCTCGCGAATGGATAACGTGTACGGCACAGTGGACTAACCTCACTCAGTCTGACGACATCAACTGTTCGGCCGCAACCGAAGCCCGCAATGGATCAACGCCCGCCTGTTCCCAAAGCCACTTCAACCGGCCGATGATGCGCTTTTTCATAAACGGCGCGACGTTCGTCCGCAGCCCGTCGGCGAAGCCGGGATTCTTGTCGGCAACATGCGGAATCGACGGCCCGAAAAGCTGCATGATCGGGATTCGCTTGCGCCCGACGCGCTTGAACACGCCAAGGTGCCCGGACGTTCCGGCCGTTTCAACCGTTCCGGTCCGACCTCTACGCCCGGCTGCAATGAACGCATCTTTGATTCTGCGCCGCCCGCGACTGCCGATCTTGTACGACACACCACCACGCGGTCCGGGCCGCGTCGGCTTCTGCGGCTTCGCCCCGAACCGGAACAGCGGGATGCGCTTTCCGATCACCACGAAGCCGGTGCTCAGGTGTTCCGGCTTCGCGGGCGGCATCAACGCCAAGCTGCCATACCGATAGTTGCGTTTCTTCGCAATCAGGTCGCCCCGCTTGACACCCAGTTCTCTTGCCAGAAACGTGGCGGCCTTGCCGCGGGCGTGCCGGGCCGTCTCGTTCAGCACCGACGCCAGAGCGGCACGACCCTTGACCGGGAAATCCCGGAACAGCCGTTCCATCGCAGCGCTGTTGCGAATCTCAAAATGCACCGGCGGTATCGGCGGGGGCGGCAGGTGCCGCACCACCACCAAGTCGCCGGTAGGCGCTACGCCAGTCCCAGCCGCCACAGGGCACCTTCGCTCGCGAGCAGCGCCGCTACCCGCATGGTCGAATTCGACGAATCGCTTACACGCCGCTTCAACGCGACGGTATCGCCGTGGACGTTGACGGTCGCGATATCGTCGCGTGAAATCAAAATCTCGACCGGGTATTCCAGGCGCGCACTGTTGTCCTCGGCGCGCGCCTGGAGTCCGTCGCGCGTCACTACCGCATTGACCGTCTGGGCCGCGCTGCCGCTGGGCGTGTACGTCACCGACTCGCCCAGCAACTCGACAATGCGCGGTCCCAGACGCTCACTACACAGCGTCGCAAACGCCGTCGCCATGCGCGGACCTTGCTAGCTCAGCGTCGCCTTGACGGCGTGCTGCCACATGCCGTAACCGCAGTTGTAGACCGCCTTCAGGCCGTACAGGTGCTCGTTGTGCGTAGTTTCCAGTTCCGAGCCTTCTGCGACCACCGACATCTGCGGCGGCAGTTCCACCTGATAAATGAACGGCTTGGCAACGCCGTCCGTTCGGAACACGCAGAAATCGGTAGTCCAGGACAGCCGCGGGTTGCTGATTACCGTCAGCGAGAAACCGCTGCCAACCAGCGAATTCGGCACAACTGCTCCGGTCGCGGCGAGCACCGTAGGCTGAAACACGGCCGCCATTGCCGCCGGATACAGCGGCGTCGGCGTCATTACGGCAAACGAGCGGGCCTCGCCGTTCATCGGCTCGCCCTTGTCGTCCAGGAAGCCGAGCATGTACGAAATACAACCCAGAATCGCCAGCGACATTTCCGCTTGCGTCGGAGCCGTCGCGGTCGCCACGTCAAGCGCCGCCACTTCCGCCGAAGTCAGAAGGTTCTTTTGCGTACCTGAACTGCCTTCGCTGTGGTCGGTATCGAAGAAATATTGACCGTCATAGCACGCCGTAGCGCCGCCGGTTGAAATCAGCGTCGAAACCAGCTTTTGCGGATGCCGGGCCGCAGCAGCCGCCAAGTCGGCAACCCGCATCATAATCTGGCCGGTCTTGTCGCGCCGGATGTCATCGACGTTGACGCGCAGCGTATCTTCCCACGTCTTGTTGACGATGGTGAAGCTGTTAGTGCGCAACGGCGACGCCTGCCGCTCGCCGATCCATTCCCGCGGCATCGGCACCATGCCGAGCCACTTGTACGTTTCCGACTCCTGGTCGGATTCGATAGTTGCCGCCAACTGCGGCAGCCAACCACTGCTGAACTCCTGCTCATAGCGGTTATAGAACCGGCCGAGAATCGCCCGGCTCGAAAGTCCATGTACTCGCATTGTCGAAACTCCTATGGCTTACGGGCCGTGAACTACGCAGCCGCACCAGCGCCGATGCGCAAATTCTTGAAGATCAGAACCGCCGTGGTGTCGTCTGAAGTCTTTTCCACGTTGACGAACGCGCCGACCACCGCCGTACTCAGCAGGGCGAACGTTGTGCTACTCAGCACACGTGCGCCGGCAATCCAGAATTCCACCGAGCCGGTCGGACGCACCACAATCTTGAACTTCTTGCTCACGTCGGTGGTGGAGTCGTTGTCGATCGTGGTGTCGGTGTTCGCTACATCCGTAGTGTTGTCGTCCGACTGGGCCAGGATGTTGTCGCTGTTGCCGTCCATATGGAAACAGGCGAGCTGCACCATGTCGGCGTGATCGATGTTGGCCTCGCTGTTGGTCGTCAGGGCGGTGCCGAAACCCCAGTCGATGTCCAGGGCCGCGTTGTCGCCCTTGTCCGCGACAACAAGGTCAACCTCAAACGTCAGACCCTTATCGACCGGGAAGCAATCGTTGAACGTCCGCACGGACGCCAACGCGATTTCGGCCGTTGCGTCGAATTGCAACGTCACGCCGCCGTCCTCGGCGTCGGTCGGCAGCACGCCGAGACCCAGGGCGCTTTCCAACTCGAAGCCGTCAACGCACTCGTCGCCCGCAGTCGCTCCGGTCGCGGCGAACGCTTCGTGCCCCGTGAGCTTGATAACGATCGAACCCTTACCGTTCGGCGGCGTCTCGCCCGGCTCGCGCAGCCGGATGCGGGCCTTGTTGGTCGAAACGTAGGACACGATCCAGCCCACGAAGGCGTCCGGGTGCCCGGTCAACGCAATCGCGTTGTCCGCAGTCGCGAAAACGGGCTTGCCCACGTCCGTCAGCGCCACGCTTGTCAGCGTGTACTCGAAGTCCAGATCGGCGACCTGCGTCCGAACGCGAATCGCGCCCGCCGCGCCGCTGGAATTGTCCGCCTCTTCGTAGGCGACGCCAGCGAACATATCGCCCGGCACGAACGCCTTGGCGTAGCCCGCCGGGTCCAGCCCGACGAAGCCGCCCTGATAAATATGCACCGACGCGCCAACGAGGTAGTCCTCGTAACTCTGCGCGACGAATTCGGTCAACGGTGCGTTTGCACTCAGTGGCATAATCAATACTCCTTCATTCGCGGCGTGCTAGCCGGCCCGCACAAGGCCGTTTTCGACCGCCCTGGACCACGCTTCGTAGTCGCCCTTGTTGCCCCGGAACTCCTGCCGCAGTTCGGCGTTGTTTCCCCACGTACTGACGGCAGCATCCGAACCGGCGAAACCTACCGCCTGCTCGCCGACGCCAACCGTTTTCGCCGCCTGCAACTGTTTCCTGAGCGTGTCGGTTTCGGCGTTGACGGTCTCAAGCTGCGCGGCGAGCGTATCGGCCCACCGCCGCGTGGCCGCTTCCACCGTGTCGCCGGCTTCCAGGCACGCTTCGCGGAAGTCCGCCGTTGACTTCGGAAACGCCGCTTTCAGTTCGGCCAGCGTCGCCGCGGCCGGACGCTCAGCAGGCGTCTCCACCTTCTCGTTGTCATCGTCCATTTCTGCAATACCTCTGTCGCGTGTCCGCATCGCGATTCCGGCCGCCGCCGGTTTCACTTCCTGCGCCGCCACGGTGGCGCGCAGCTCTGTCATCGTTTCGTCAACCCCCGCCACACGGTCAATCAGACCGCGCGTCACCGAATCGGTCGCGTTCCAGCATTCGCCGGTATGCAACTCCGCGACCGCTTCGCTCGTCAGGCCGCGCCCCGACGCGACCATCCCGGCAAACATCGAACCATAGAAGTCAACCTCTTTCTGCCACGCCGCCAGTTGCTCTTCGGTGATTTTCGTGCCTTCGGTGCCGGCTCCCTTGAGCACCCCGCTGCGGAGTACATGCACCGTCACGCCGGCCGTTTCGTAAGCGACCGACCAATCCTCAATCACTGCGAACGTGCCGATACACCCCACCATCGCGGACGGCGCAGCGTTGATCCGCCGTGCCTGTGAAGCCAGGTAGTACGCCGCACTCGCGCCCAAGTCCTCGATAAACGCATGGACCGGCTTGACCTGAGCAAGGGCGCGCAAGTCGCGCGCCAGGTCGTCAAGGCCGTAGACCGAGCCGCCCGGCGAATCGATTTCAACCAGAACGGCAGCGGCCCGCGGATCATCGCGCAACGTGCGCACATCATGCCGCAGCCACACCATCGCCGGGCCGTCAACCAGCGAAGCGCCGTACTTCAACAGCACACCGCGGACCTGTACCCGCGCAACGTCACCATCGAAGTAGGTGTAGAAATACTCAGGTCCGCCGCCTTGCGACTCGCCGCGGTCGGGGCCGTCACGGTCCGGCATGTCCGCGCTTTCGCGACGCACGGCCGCGATATGGCCCGCCACGTCCACCCCGCGCAGCATCGCCAGCGCCGCCCGCATCGCGGCCGGCTGCATCGCGAACGGAGCGGAATACTGCGCCGGATGCGGGACGATATCCACCAGCAACGGACGCGGCGTCATGGCGCACTCTCCGGCATCACTTCCGCCATCGGCACAACCCGCACCGTTTGGCCGAACGCCGTCCCGGCGAGTTCCAACTGCACGCCAGGATTCTGGTTGTTGAATTCGTCCACAACGGCTTTCAGTTTGGTCAGGTCGCGTTGCTGGAGCCGCAGCAAGTCCTCATATTCCTGCCCGGTCTCCGCGCTCTCCATTGACGGACTGGACAACCCGACTTCCAGCCGCCCGCGGGCCGCGTCCAGTTCCTTCTGCGGATCGATAAACGGATACGGCGGGCGATGCCAGACGTGCCGCGTCAACGCATCAAAGGCTGCACCCTCTACAACAAGGTTTTCCGGCCCCAAAACCCCATCGCGCACCCACTGACTCACCTTCCAGCGGTAGAGTTGTCCGAGCGCCCGGCGCAGTAAGCGAATCCAACGGCCGCAATTCCGCTCGACTTGCTTCGCACTCGCGCGCCCGGACGAATAGTTGGTATCGCTCCAAATCAGAAGCGTGAATTCCAGCGTGAACCCCAGCGCCATGCCGATCAGCCGCATGAACATCTTGGTCGATTCGACGAAGTTCGCGCCCGGCAGGTTATGTTCGATGCCCTTGACTTCCTCGCCCGGCTCGCCGTGGAAGATGATTGCGTCGCCGAAATCGTGGTAGCGTCCGGCCAGGTCGGGCGGGGCGGTCGCGTTCTCGTCGGCCCGACTGGTCGCGTAAGCCAGACGAGCCGCATCCTTCCGCGAAACCGTAACGGCCAGTCGAGACAACAACTGCCACGCCGCCGCTTCGCTGTCGCAGACATCATTCAATCGGTGCAGCATCGGGAACGCGGCCTGCATCGCTGGTTCGCCGCGCGTCTGGTCCGCATGACGGCAATTGGCCAACCAGATTACAGCACTGGCGGGCTTCTTGACCGGCTTGCCGCCCACCAACCCCTGCATGTCGTAATCGGCGATGTAGAACGCCAGCGGCTTCCCGTACCGATCCACTTCGACGCCGGATTCAACCCGATTGCCGTCGGATGCCGCAGTAAGCGACGTAACCTGATCGGCCTGTACAATCTGGACTTTGCCGCTCTGCGCGTCTTTCAACAACGCTACATCGCCATCCACCAGCAATGCCCGCAAGACGTGTTCGCAGAAGCCCGCCCCGTCATCCAAACCGCGCACTTCCGGCGAAGTCCAGTAGTCGCGCCAAAGCTCTTCCAGCTTGGCGTTGAGGATGTCGTCAGACGTATGGGCCTGAAGCGTCCAGCCACTACCCAGGATCATGTCGCACACGCGACTGACAAGCGCCTGGTAAATCACGTTGTTGCGGTCAAACGCCTGCGATTGCCGACGCAGTGTGTCAATCTCGTAGCGCAGGTGATAGTCCCCGCTGCCCGCCACGCTCAGCGTGCGACCGCTGTTGCGAGTCCAATCGGCGGACTCGTAACCAACCGCAACGCCGCGGCCCGTCGCCTGGACCGGCCCCAGCGGCGTATAGACCATCCGCGTTGGATTGGCCTTCGGGCGGCGCACCGTTCGCGACGGGGCCGTCGCGTCGGCCTTGCGTCTGGTCGCGGGCTTCGCCCCCGACTCGGTTTTCCGCGTGCGCGTCATAAGCAACGCCCCCGCGTGAAACCGCTGCTGACGCGACGGTCATCGGTCGTCAAGTCGCCGACGCGAGCCTCAAGCTCCCGCAAACGGCCGGTGCATCGATCGAGCTTGGCGATAAGCACATCGTGCGAAACACCGCTCGTACCGGCCGTGACGTTCGCATCAATGGCCGCGTGAATCTCGGCCATGTGCAGCCGCAGCCTTGCCAGCCGCAGGGCGTCGCTCGCCTGACTCTCGAAGTCCGCATATGTCCACGCCATGCCGGAATGCTACAGACACTCCGGCACCCCGATACCCCCTAGACGTTCAAGGTGTAACTAATACCGTTCGTTAATCCAGATCAAGCGCCACCAGCGATGCTGGCATTCTTGACATTTCAGCCGTTGCCGGCGTTCCAGTTCGCGGAAGCCCGGCCCGCTGGCGAGGTCTTTCGCGCGCGAAAGCTCCACCACCACGCGCAGGCTATTGCAGCGGCAGCACTTCACGGGGTAGACACGCCGTTTCTTGCACGCCATGACGTTACCCATAGTTGCGTCGGATCGGAGCACGCCGTACCGGAGGCGCATAGACGGGCCGCTGTGGCGTCGCGGACGCGGCTTGCATCGCGGCCCCGGCGGACCCCGGCCAATCCAAACGTATCAGGTCCACACGCGCCATGTCGGCCAGCGCCAACTGGTAAACCTCACAATCGAAGTAATGGTTCGCCGCGCCGCCCGTGACCTGCTGCCAGCGCGAGACCGGACCGCGCCGCCCGGAGCGAATCAACACCTTGTGTTCGCTCGCCAGTTGCAGGTTGTAGTCGCGGTCGTTTTCATCGTTCAACTGCCAAACATCTTCCCCGTTCCGTTGTTCGCGAATCAGCGCCGCCAGTCGATCCTTGTAGTGATTCGTGTCGATGCGGTGGAGCCATACTTCGTGCTCGCCGCCCGCTTCGCCCGGCGCACGGTACGTCACCCTGGTCAACCGAATCTGGTGGGGAGTTGGTTCGTTTTCGCCCCGCAGGGCGCGTACCAACGTCGGATTCGCCAGCGCGAACCGATAAACCTCTTGCGAACGGTAGCCCGCGTCACAACCCAGAATCGCGACCGCCCCCGGCGCGATGGTCTTGTCATCCCACGGGAATCGCCGCCGCAAGATCACATCATGCAATTCATCAAAGCTGAACGCTACCCCGTGGGCGATGCGCCTCGACCGATACCCGACGCCCCATGCCCGCACAACCCAGTAGATGCGGTCCTGTTGCACGTCGGCCGAACCGAGCAGCACCGTTGCCCAGTTCGGCACGATATTCCGCGGCGCGGCTCCGCAGCACTTCCGCGCAAACACCGGCTCCGGCGAACGCTCCACCTGCTCTTCAAACACTTCCCCAAGCCAGGAATTCGCGAAGTTCTGCCGCAATGCGGGTGAGCCGAGACTTCTCAGGTGTTCGCACGCGATAGCCCGCCACGGAATCCACAGGCACACCAGCGCGGACAAGTGCAACGCAATCCGCTTCGCGTCCGGCAGCGCCGTTTCGTCCGCCGCCGCGAAAACCCCTTCCCCTTCCGGGAGCCAGCGGCCGAGCCGCACCGCTGCCGCGCGTTGGGCTTCGCTCCAGTGGCAACCGCAATGGGCGCACTCGTACCAGACCTCGCCGTGCGATTCCAGCCATGCGGCCCGTTCGCCCGGTTGCTCGCCCGGCGGCTGAGACCACCGCAGCCGATCGAACGTCAACCACTGCATCCGCTTGCACTCGCGGCACGGCACGAAGTACCGCAACCGAACCGACGCCTGCTCCCACAGCGACCATATCTGCCCGGCGCGTGTGGTGGGCGTCGAGATATTCACCACCCGCCGCCGCGTGCCGAACGTCACGGTACGGGCACGGGCCAGCGATACCGCGTCCGCCTCCTTTCCGCTCCACGCCGTGAACTTGTCCAGCTCGTCGTTGACGACCAACCGCACGGGATCACTTGCCAAACTCGCCGGGCTGCCGGACCACGCTAGCGTGACGCAAAACCCGTTCGCCAGCGTGACGCTGTGCAACGCAACATCGTGCGACCGATCCGTCAGCAGGACCGCAAGTCGCGGCGTGTCGCGCATCAACGGAATCACCCGCCGCCGCATGATCTTTTTCCCCACGTCCTCCGACGGCAGCACCAGCATTACCGGGTCCGGCTCGCAATCGGCTAGCCATGCAATCACGTTGCGCACGGCTTCGCTCGCCCCGACCTGCGCCGCCTTGACGATCGTAACCTCTTCATGCCCGCCGCCCGCAATCAGGTCCATGATGCCGACGAGGTACGGCGCGGCCCCGTTGCGCCACGGTCCCGGCCGGGCCGATTGCTGCCGTGCCAGGACGCGGTACCGCTCCGCCCACTCCGACGGCCGCTGCCGGTTCGGTGGACGCCATGCCCGCCGCTCGGCGGCGGACCAGACCGACGCCGAATCCGCTCGCCTCACAACCTTGGCCACGGCAACCA